GCTCCCTCGTTCAAGAAAGCGAATACTACAAGCAGCGCTAAAGCGGCTTCGGGCGGTTTATGAGATTGTGGTAGTGATTAAATGTGGTCTGGATGTCCCTGTGCCGCAGTAACCGGCTCGCCACCTCGATGCCATCCCTCGCCGCAATCTGAGCGCCGTATTCTTTACGCAGGTTGTAAGCGCCCTTCTCCCCGTCAGGAATGTAGAGCCTCACAAATTCATTGATGCCGTAGTGCGTCAGGTCAAAAGCCTCCGTCTTGCTTGTCCTGGGAATGACATACTCGCTCTCGCCTGCAAGAGCCTTTTGGATCAACCGCAGCAACCGCGCCCGCATCGGCACGCGGCCGCTCCGGCCTTTGGGAGCCCAGTCGTCGCGCTTAATCAATACCAGGTCCGCCGTGCCATCCTTCTGCCAATCCACCCAGCTCCACTTGAGATATTGCACCTCGTCATTGCGCAAGCCCGCCTTGCGCATCAGCCAATAGATAGCCCAAACCCGAGCATTTTGACGCCGCAGCGGGATCCTCGCCGCCCGATCCATACGCCGGAGCGCCTCGCGGTCGATGGGCTGATAACCCTCCGTCGTCGCCGAGCCCCCCGACACCGCCCAGAAATCCGTCAGATTCGGCAGCTTCAATTTTTCAAACAGGTAAAATCTTTTGCGGGCCACCACGCTCTTGATGGTCTGAACATCGGTATGGATGCCGCTCTCCGAGCGCCCCGCCTTCTTCTGAGCCTCAATCCATCCCCGCATCGCCGAGGCCGTCAGCACCAGGTGCGTGCTCTGCTCCTCCCAATCCTGCCGACTGGTCACCTCCTTAACAAAAGCCGCAAACCGGCTTAGGCTCTTCGTCTTCGAGGCTGCCGGTCCATGCTCCTTGTAAATCTCCGCCACCTCGCCGCACTTCGCAAAGCCTGGCCGCTTCACCACCGCAGCAATCTTGTGCTCATCCGCCGTCGCCAGCGCCAAGGCAATCGCCTTAGCCCTCACCAGCGCCGCCGCCTTCCCTGCCGCCGAGTGCACATGCACGCCCGTGCTCTTGCTCACCCGCTCGCCATCTACCTGGACGCGGAAATACCAAGTATTTTTCGCCGCAATCCAATCAACCGAAATCTCGCCATGTTTTCTCATAATAGGGACACCACTTTGGACACCACTTCGACCCGAAAAACAAAGCAAATCGCGCAAGCATTGCAATCCCTCGAAAACCCAACAAGCAGCAATCTTCTGAGTGCTACAGAGGGAAAACGGCACAAGGACGCCACTTTAAGAGAAGAAGGGGAGTGCAGCCATGAGGAGTCGAACCTCAAACCTTCTGATCCGTAGTTTGTGGATGGTGCGTTCATTATTAGTGAGTTGTGTTTAAGGTCGCCACTTTGGAGGCCACTTGCTACTTGCGGATTTGTCGCCATTCTTCGGGGTCGGGGCGTTCGGGGCGGCCGGTGGCGGTGTTGAGTTGGCGGCGGATCCAGGCGCTGAGTTTTTCGGGCTTGGCGGCTCGGACCCAGGCGGATTTTTCTTCGGGGTAGCAGAAGAAGAGGATTTTGCTGGTCATGTTTTCGGTTCCTTCGGGGTCGCGGGCGTTGTTGCGGTTGCCGGTGTTGCCGTGGGCGTTGAGGTCGGGTGTCATTGATTTATTGGGATGGGATGTTTTAACAGGATTTTCTCGGCGCTGGCTACAGCTTGGGCTAAAAAGTTGAGGTTGGCGGCGAGGCTGGAGGGGTTTTCTATGTCGCGCAAGACGAGCTTGGCCGTGTCGGTGAGCAATGCCAGGGCGTTGTAAAGTTTGACGGTTTCCATTGATGAGGTGCCGGAAATCGTCCGGCGCGGGTTGAGTTTTTATGGGGTGGGGTGATTTTCGTTTTAAATTTTGCGCCCTTCAGACATGCCGGAATTAGGCTCGGGGGTAATTACCGGCTGGCCATCCACCAGGGCGGGCAGGATTTCGGCGTCGTCGTCGGCCAGCTCGGCCTCGGTGGTGTGGCCGGGCTCGATGTCGAGACGGGCAAGCGCCGCCTCCATCGAGGAGGCGGCGCGGTTGAGTTGCTCGGGTGTCATTTTAGAATTACGCGGAAAGCGGGATTGTTTCCGTAATCGACATGATCGGATGTCCCGTCTTGAACGACTTCGGCGACGCCTGGCATTTTTTCAATTTGGGAAATGATGTTGTCCCGGGCGTTGCCTCGCTTGAGTTCGTCGGCTGCCGAAAAGGTTCGGAAGGCGTAAATGTCGAGTGAGATCCAAAGCGTTCCCTCGTCGATGGCTTCTTGCAAAGTTGTGTCGGCGTGGATGCTTCCGTCTTCGTTGTTTGGAACGCAAAGGATTTGGGCGATTTCCTCGGGCTTTTCGAGGTTGTTGATAGCGTCGAGGAGGGCGTTTATTTCTTGAATTTTCATTTTGTGGCTTGGTTTGGTTGGTTTTTCGGTCTGTGTCAATAGTCGGCTTAATTTTGGATTACTCCGGCGTCGGCGAATGAAAATATAGGGAATCTTCCTCCTGCTGAATCGCCGATGACAAGGTGATCTATTAGGGTAATGCCGAGTATGTGAGCGCCTTCTTTCAGCCTTTGGGTAATTTTATAATCGGCTGCGCTTGGGGTTGAATCTCCGCTTGGGTGGTTGTGCATTACGAGAATGCCATAAGCGTTTAGCGCGATGGCTGGCCTGAATACCTCGCGGGGGTGGCATATTGTTTCGTTAATAGTGCCGACGCTTACGAGGGCGTGGGCTGTGACTCGGAGTTTTGTGTTGAGAATGAGAACGACCATGTTTTCCCGCTCGGGGCTGAACCAGTCGGCTGTGGTGATGGACTCCTGCCAGTATTTAAGGGCGTTTTCCTTTTCGCTGCATACAGCGCCGGGGCATTCTCGAACGCGGTTTATTTTTACCTCGTAGCTGGGACCGTCAAACATGGAGGGCGTGTTTTCGTAGCCGCCGGCGCGCACTGTGGCGGCGCGGGCGGCTTCCTCTTCCTGAGAGGAAAGGATTTTGATGGGGGCCGCAATGGTTTCAGAGATGAGGTTGAATGGCATTTCGTCGGCGGTGAATAGTTCGTTGCTCATATGGTGGGCTCTCCAGTGGCTGCGGTGTTTGCGGTGATGGTGAAGAGCGCTTCGGCTTTTTTTAACCACAGACTTAATTTGTGGTTTGGCGGCATGAAATCGTTATCTGTAAATCTGTCGTAAGCCTGCAAGACGAGTTCTAGCAACTCGGGTGCGGCGGCGATGAGGCGGGCGTTTGCTGCGGTTGAGGCGTTGGCGACAAAATCGCCATTGTGCAGAACATAAAACGATTTTGTTCCGTCTGTGCTCCAAGGGCCGGGTGTGTGTTGTGTTGTTGTCATGGTCATGTCCTCCTTAAACGGTGCGGTTGAGGATTGCGGTCGAGAGGCCAAACAACAGAAACCCAGTCAGGCCGAGCATGAACGCTTCGGGGCCGTGAATAAGGGTGAACGACGAGCCAAGCGCGAGGCTGGCGGTGGATGCTGTGGCGAGTGTCACAGCGAGGATGGTTTTTAGTTTCATTTTTTCGTTCCCGGATGTGCCGGGCCATTTTTTATTTTCCAGTTTCGCTGGACCGAGGCGGGCCGTGGTTGGCTCGCTTGGAAATGAATCTATAAAGATTCAAAATTGGTGCAAGAATTATTTTTATTTTTTTTGAAAATATTTTCTCAGAAAATGCTTGACACTCGCGGAGGCTGATAAAATGAGGCTCTGCGGGTGGCTATGGAAATTTAGCCAGCGGTTTTTTCTTTTCGTATCCCCAGTAAAGTTCTTGGACGGGGGAAATGATTGCGATGCGTTGCGGGGGCATTTCGTCGGGTAGAAATATCTCGGCGGTGCGGTCGCCGTTGGGCCAGCGGGCGCGGAAAATGTGGCTGAGTGCGCCGGTCTCGGGCCAGCGTGGGCGGCCGCTTGGGGTGAGGTCTGGCCGGATTTTTAGGGTGACTGGGGCAGCGCCCAGGATATTGCCATTCCAATCGACGACGCCGCCGGCCGGGCTGGTTTCGATGAGGATTTCCATGGGCGGCGCAACTGGCCGGGCTCGCGGGGCGTAGGTCTCAGGCTCAGGGCTGGCGCAGGCCGCAAGAAGGAGGGCGAGCAGGGCGAGGAGTGGTTTCATGGCTGGTGGCTGGTGGCTGGTGGCTGGTGGCTGGTGGCTGGTGAGGTCGTGGACTTCTGCTATCCAGCCTGGCGGGAGCTCGGGCGATTCGCTGTTGAGGATCCAATACCTGAGTTGGTTGATGGTGTTATGACATTCTGGGCAGTATCCTGGGGCGTGGCTTTTCCCTGCGGGTTTGTTCTCGTGGTGGTCTTGGCGTAGCAGGCAGATTCGGAAGCTGCTTCTGTGAGTGCAGCACGCGCCCAGCCGCCGCGAGTCAACCCGCTGCGTGCTGCCAGTGCGTCGATTTGCTCCATGGTTTTTTCGTCCACCGAGGTTGAAATGGACACGGACCCTTTCCCTACTCCGTGCCCGGTTTTTTCTTTTCTCATAAGAGACTTGTAAGGCAGGAAAAATTTCTTTCAATTTTTTTGTTGCATTCTCACGAGAAACTCACGAGAAACCAAAGTGTGAGGTGAACACCCCACTTGACCACATGAAGATTCTACAAACTCAAATCTCACGAGAAATACACGAGAAAATCGAACAGATGGCCAAACGCCAAATGATCAGCCGGGCCGCCGTTGTGCGGCAAATCTTAGCCAAAGCCGTTGAGAAAGCGACAGCGGAGGATGAAGCATGAGCCGCCTTTTTTTGTGCCGGGCGATGGATCCGCTGCGCGGTCCGTTTGGCGACTATGTGAGGGCGTCGAGCCGGGAGGCAGCGCGCCGCCGTTTTTTTGAAATTTTCGGACTTAGGCCGTTTTCCGTGGAGGTGGACAAATGATCACCCCTGATGCGATTCATTTCATCGGATGGACCTGGGAGGCGCTGTGCGCTCTCGGACCGGCTGCGGCGCTGGCGTTGCTCGCCTGGAGGATGGGCGAATGATCGAGCAACATTATTCACCGGCCCAGCTCTGCAAGCTTTTGAGCCTGTCGAGGTCGGCGGTGCAATCGAGGCTTTATGATGGGACTTTTCCTCATGTCCGCCTGGGGGATCGCATTTTGATTCCGGAGTCCAGCATCAAGCGGGTGCTCGAGGAAGGCCGGATCGGTGGCTCGGTGTATCTCCGCCCTGGTCGCAAACCGTGGGCCGCGTCGCTCACTTAGCGCCGCCTTTTTTGTTTTTTATGGAATCCCCTTTGCAATCCATGAAGGCCGCTGAGTCTGCCGCGCCGTTTCTTTTTAATTTTGAGGAATTGAGCGCCGAGAAACTCGAAGGGGTTGGAGAGTTTACCGGCGAGCGCCTTCTTGCCCGTCGGCCGGATGCTTACCAGGCGATTATTCGGATGAGCGCCGAGGGGCTGAGTATTTCCGCCCAGGCTCGGGCGCTTGGGGTGAGTCGAAACACGGTTTGCGCCGTGAGAGATCGGGAAGGGTTTTCTATAGAGCAGGATAAAAAGGATTTGTTGCGGGATGTTCGGCGGGCTGCCCGGCTTTCGGTGGAGAGGGCCATCGAACTGGTGCCTTGTATCCAGAACGCTAAGGACGCGGCCATTGTTGCGGCGGTGATGGTGGACAAGATGCAGCTCCTCAGCGGCGAGGCAACAAGCCGGGTGGAGAAGGTAGAAGTCAACCAGGACAAACTCTCTGAGATGCTGGCCTCGCTGCCGGTGCTCGAGGCTGAGGTGCTGCCGATTACCGGTCCACACGGGAGCGAGTCGGGACAAAAGGCGCCGGGCGGATCGGGCGGATTGGACGGATCTGGGAGCGCTGCCGATGCGGTCTCTGATACCGAATCAGAAGGCTCTACCTACGCAGGAGGGCTGCGGGTCGCCACTTTGGGCACCACTTGCGCCGTCG